CTATCGCATCACCTTCAACGCATCCCACCAGATCGAGAAGCCACTACTGGCGGCGTCTTTTGTGTTCAACGGAACGAGCGAGATAATGTGGGTTCCGAGGGGAAGGTTTTGAACCTGAAGCAACTGGGAAGAAGCCGCGGCCGCTGGCGTATAGAAATCAACAGTCCCCACAACTGTTGGAACCGATCCATTCCGTGACATCGTCTGCACTAAAACAGATGCCTGGCCGCCGCCTGGTCCTGTCGGAGCCCAGAACTGGAAGCCATAGCCGCTATAGCAATATGCCGCCGAGTCAGTAAGCACAGTGCCACCATTCGCGAAATGGCACCCACTCTTTGCACTTGCATCCGTCGCCAGAGTCCAGGTCCCCGATAGAGCGGCAACCATGCGATCGCCATTGTCGTTCAGCAACATCCGCCAGATCGCGTCATTCTGCCAATCGCCGGGGTAGTTGATCATCGGCGCCAGTGGCATCTCGTCGAAAAGAACCTGCTGAATCGCCCAATGATTATGCGAGGTAGGCACCGGCTCGACCGGCTGACTGAAGCGGCCGACATAATGCCGTCCGCCTCCTTCGTGATCGATGACCGTGAAGAAGCCGTCGCGATATTGCTCGTAATACCACTTCAGTTTGCGTGCATGTATTGCCAGCTTGTCGGCCCAGCTGAACGAAAACTGGTGGCCAGTATCCGTAATCTCGCGGAAGTTGGCTGCTCCCTGGTTGGCCTTGGCGTTCAGGTGTGTCAGCGGCCGCTTCTTCTGGAATCCATAATCGGGATTCAGCGAATGCGTGGGCGTCGGGTTGAGGATATCGAGTTGAGACATCTATCCTCTCCCCACGCCGCTATATTGACGATTTGCCTGATTGATGGCGGAAACCAGAGCCATGCCGCCGCCGCCCCGCGCCCAGGTGGCCACCGATTGCGAGTCGAGCGCCTGAACGGTAAGGCTCACATTGGCGCCGCTGCCGGAGCTGGCCGGCATACGTGGCTGCACCGCGCTTGCATAGCTCACATTCCCCGCGTTGATTGCGCTCAGTAGCGGAGCGTGTGAGCGAGCCGCCATCGGTTGCACTACGAATTCGTCGGCGAGCATTTTGGCGAATCCCTCTCCGGGGCCTGTGCCAAAGTCGCCGAAGTCGTCCCCGACCCAGCCGCCGGTATGGTATTGCGCGGCAGACATCGTTACCTGGCTGCGGCCGCCGATCTCCTGACGTTGTAGGTTGGCCAGCACCGCGTTGATCTCCGGTGCGATGTTGGAGCTGTAATAACTGCGCGCCCCGCTGCCCATACTGGCGGTTGAGTTTTGCGAGGAAATCAGCAGGCTATTCAGTTCGGCAGCGAGCGATCCATATCCGGCGCGGCCCGATTCGTAATCCTGCATATCTTTCAGCAGTGTCGGCTGAACGGTGTTCACGTCCAGGCTCTCCGCCTGTCCCTTGCCCTGGTCGCCAAAGATTCCGGCCAGCAATCCGCCGACAGCGCCGGCGACCGCGCCGATCGCGCCGCCCACCACGGTACCGAGGCCCGGCACGATACTCCCCAATGCCGCTCCAGCTTCCATGCCGCCCATGGCGCCGCCCATCGCTCCCGCGGTCGGGTTCGAGTTTTCGTAGGCTGAATAAATGCTGGTGGCTCCCATCAGCGTTCCACCTGCTATGCCCATTGCCGCCGCCCCATAGCCGCTTCCGGATGAGGCGAGGGATGAGCTTACTCCGGATCCGGCCGGTCCGAGCGACGATGCGTCAATCACGCTATTGCCGGCGGCGGTTGTATATGATCCGCCTCCGCTGCCCAGGTTCAGCGCCGGCGCGATCCCGGCCACGCCCTGGCTGCTCGCGTCCGCCGATCCGCTGTCGAATCCCCCGGTGGTGAGGCCCGCGGTTCCACCCCCGAAACTCCCCGAGCCGAATCCAGATGTGCCACCGCCAAAGCTGCCCGAACCTGCCGTCGATTGCAGCATAGTGGAGGCATTCAGCAGCGCCTGGCTCCCTGTGAGAAGCGTTGTACTGCCCTGCTGAAACGAGATCATTGCGGGGTTGGTCATCTGAGACGCGGCATGGTTCCCCAAGCCAAGAGCCGATTTGACATCTGTCAGCGGGTTGGCGCTGGTGCTCATCTGCGGCCCCATGCCGAAGAGGTATTGCAGCATTCCCCCGGTGGGGCCAGTGCTCTGAAACACCGAAAGCATCTCGTTCGCCATCATCTGAAAGGCCGAATCCATGGCGCGCTTCTCGAAGAACTGCTCCGGATGAGCGAAAATACTCTGCAGACCATTGGCAAGCCTGTCGCGCGTTTCCTCTTGGCTCTTCTGCATCTGGGCTGCGGCCAGGTTCCATGCAGCCGTCACAGCTACCGAGCCCTCCTGTTCTGTCATCACCTGCGTCTTTACATCCTGCTGAACCTTGCGCACGCGCTCTTCATATTGATCCTCGATCGAAGCCATTGTCTGCTGCCACTCAGGCAAAAGGAGCCGGGCCGTTTCCTGTTCGTCCTTTGTCAGCTCTTCCATGGTGCGATGGTGCAATTGCTGGCGCTGCCGGTCGGCGTCCGCCTCCACTGCCACAGCCTGTTGTGCATAAACGCCCATGGCCATTCCGAGATCTCCGTAGTATTCGGTATCCGCCTGGGCCAGAGCTGCCAAATGGCGCTTTGTTTCGCTTTCTATGCGCGCATAGCCTTGCAGCTCTTCGCTATCGCTGGAGTTCATCAGCGACTGGATCTTCTCCTCGTAGGCGGTCTGTTGCTCGATGCCCTTCTGCAAGGATCCCTGCCGGGCAGAATCGCGTTGCGATTTGAAGTCAGCCGACTGCGCGGATGTCTCGACCCCGCCAATACCCACCGCTTTGCGCTCGGCAGCGTCAATCGCATCCAATTGGGTCTGCAGTTGTGCACTCAGCAACTGCATACCCTTCATTCCTGCCTGGGCTGCCTCATCGGAGAGATGCTTGGTTTGCTCATCGAGCTGCTGTTGAAGTTTCAGCGCTTCCGCTCCAAACTTCTGCCGGGCGGCCGAGGTCTCAGCCAGTTCCGCGCGCTTTGAGATCTCACCCTCTTGAAACTTCCGGGTGATGGCGTCGATTTGCTCCATCTCCTGAGCCGCGCGCAACGCGTTGCCTTCAAGGCCTGCATTCCTGGCCTCGTTTTGCATCTGGATGATTTGATCGGTTTCCTGACGCTGCAGCTCTATTTCATCGGCGTGAGCCTTGGAGCGCGCGGCCGCGTCTGCCGTCTCGCGCTCCATTTGGCCGGTGTCGGATGCGCCTCTATTTCCACGCGAGGATTCTTCCACCTGCATATATTGCTGTTTTTCCTTGTCGATATCGAGTTGCTTCTTCAATTCCGCTGTAATCTTCGCCTGTCCCTTCAGTGCCGCGTCTCCGGCGTGCTCGGCATCGATCTGCGCCATCATTTGCTGATGAAACAGCGCATTCTGAGCAGTAGAGATCTCCTGAGCCTGGGCGGCGGATTTTGCAGAAGATTCTGCCGCTCCATGGGCCTGCAGAATCTGATTCACGCCCATGCCGGCGACGCCGGTGTTTCCTGTAAGTAGCCCCAGAATTGTGTCCGACCAACCGGATGTTGACATGCTCTCCGCAGCCGACCGCATGTCGATCATCGAATTGCGCGCATGGTCAATGCGCTCGGTCGCAGTTTCAATCGAGTGGACGTTAATGAAATCCTTATCCGCCATTTCTAGTTGGGTTTTGTGAAACGCATCCTGCGCGGCGGTGATCGAGATGTACTTCTCGTAGGCGTTATAGATCGACTCACCCATATGGGCGAAAATGTCCACCGCTCCCACCGCGAGAAGCCCCGAGCCCATTCCGCCTATTACGCCACTCAATAGTTGGCTGTTCGCGATTGCCTTTTCCATCGCGCGGGGAATGCGCACGCCGATATCGTCGCGCAGTAGGCGGACGTTATCGAGCGATGTAAGGGCATGTGCGCCCACCTGGTCGAGTCCAGCACCGGCCTTGGCGCCCGCAGCCTCTCCGGCGGGTCCAATTGCGTTAAGCTGTGCGACAACCTGCTGCACCGCTTCAGGGGCGTTGCCGTCCGTGACGTTGATCGTGATTTGAACAACCTGGCCAGCCATCTATGCAGACCTCTTTATGAACTCTGTTCCACATTTGTGGCAACTGGTGGCGAACGGAGAATCCTGAAACACGCCACAGATTCCACACGGTGGATGGTTGCGTTCGAACTCCGCACGGGCATCGGCTACGGCCATCAGTCCATCCGCCTCCATCACGGTAAAGGGACCATCGATCAGTGCGTATTTCTTGCACTTCTCAAGCCACAGAAGATATTCAGCCCGCTTGTAGTAGCCAGGCGAAAGCGTCAACGGCGGCAGTGATCCAAGGATGCGATCGCGGCCGTCGCCGTCGCTGTCGTCGAGTGAACGCGCGACGCGGCCATGGGCAAAGCCCTGCTCCAGCAGTTCGATAATTGCCTGCCGCAGCCCCTCCTCGTCGCGCGTCACTTCGGTGGTCATTTATTCCACATCCTCAAATTCTTCCGGAACCTGTGCAGCCGAAAGCAGTGGAAGAACGGCGGCTACCTTGTGGTAGGTGTCCATCGTCCGCGCGATCTCCTCGCGGCCCTCAATCGCAACGCCGTTGAATGCGTACCCACTGACGCTCACGATCAGCTCGTCGTAGATCGCAGCCAGCGTGCGCTGCGCTCCGCGATAGATGGTCATGCCTTTGCGGGATCCGCCGATCACCTGGGCGCGGCTGTCGTCATTCCGATAGCGGCGATATTGCTCCGCCGTCGGCACTTCGAACGTGTGAAGCAGGTTCTTATAGCGGCGCATCACATCGTTGTCGCCGGCAGACCACACCGCGCACAGACGCACAGTCTCGGGAGGAAGGGGTATGTCGTTCACCGGCTGTTCGAGCACGTAAGCAGAGGTGAGAACGTTGGCGACCGCCAGGCGGTGAGCCAGCGGGGCGTAGGCCGGATCTTCGCCCTGGCCGCTCAGCAGTGAATTGACCAGGTCGAGTCCGGAAGCGGTGGCGTCTACGTGCTGAACGATCTCGGTCCCTTTGCGCTCAGCGGTGGAGATGATGCCGTCGAAGTATTTGAACCACTCTTCGCACCGAACCCGAGGAACTAAAAATGTGACTGTGTGTGTGCCTTGCTTGACAACGATCTTGCGCGGCAATGCGAGATCGATAAAGTTGAAGTTGCCCCGCTCCTTAAGCGGAGCGGCTGGTATGGTCGAGGATCCGACGGAATTCTTTGCGGAAATGGAGGACCTTCCTTTGTGTTTGGGATTTTGTGAGATTCCCAGGGTGGAGGACCCTGTCGTGCCTGAGGCCCGCGCAGCTCATGCGGAACCCTCAAAAAGGCCGCCGTAGCACGCGGCCTGTACATCGGAGAAAAAGCACCGGAGCGCGTCCCAGATCAACCGCGCCCCGGTGGAGGAAATCTATTCCGGGTGGCGCTAAGCCCCGATCAGATACGCCGTGGCCTGGCTGTTGGTGACCGCGGCGGTCATCACGCCGCTACCGCCCTGGTTGTAGATGGTGGTCTCGTCACCTTCGATCTGCCAGATGACGTTGTTCCCGCTCGCTCCCAGCTTGGTCGTCTTCAGGTTGCAGTACGGGAAATCGATGTTCACGATCGATGTCCCGCTGGTGCCGGTGAAGTTCACTTCCTGTAGCTCGTTGGTGTTGAAGATCGGCCGAATGTCTTCCGTGCTGCTGGCCGCGATGGTGGCGCTGAAGCTCACCTTGCGCGGTCCGGTCAGCGGGAACGCACCGAAGAGTCCCAGGCCCGGCGCGATGTGATTCTTGACGCCCGTGCTGATCTTGACAGTGCCGGACATGAAGCGCCCGATCTTGGACGCCGCCGCGCCATGCGCGCCGATCGAGAAGACAACATCGGAGCCCAGGAGATAAGCGTAGGAGGCAGGGAGCGCCGGCAGAGCGGCAATCACTCCATCCACCCAGATGCCGGTCCCGACAAAGCTCGCTTCCAGGGTGATCGGTCCGCGCGCCGGAAAGGTGATGGTCAGATCTGCCAGACCCATGTCCACCAGCGTCCAGAAGACCGCCGCGGTGTCTTGCAGGTAGATGCTCTGAGCGCAGGCCTGCGAGGTGGTTTCATCGAAGCTGAGGGTATGAAGGTACGGCCCCGCGCCGGTGATGATGTCCTTGCCCATGGCGAAGGCCAGTAGCTGGCCCATGAGCCAGTCGTCGGCATCCGCCTTGAAGCTGAAAGACGAATCCCAGCCGGTGATCAGGCCCTGGGTCGCGAACTCCGTTCCCTTGCCCGCCAGCGCCTTGTCGCTATAGCGGGTCTGTTTCAGCTCGCCGACTGCCGAGCCGTCGAACTTTTGGCGACGCGTCATGCTTGCGCCAGCGACCGCGGTGTTGTAGACAGCCTGTTTGTTGGCGCTCAGCACCAGGTTGCGTGCCGTTATTTTCTGGAACTCAAAATTGTACGGTCCAGCCATCACTCACCATCCTTCGCGCCGCGCTTGCGCGATGAGCCGCGCGGCTGTTCGTCTTCGCTCACGGCTGTGGCCGCGGTCTCTACTTCTTCCGGGACTTCTTCCAGAATCGGTTCGCCTTCAAAGCGCTCGTGGCGCAGAAGGTGGTTCCACTCGTAGCTGCGTTCCACTTCCTGGGGTTCTCCGGCCACAAAGTGAAAGTGCCGGCGTCCGTTCGCCCAGCCAACTGTGCCGGCGTCGCCGGCCATGCGCAACCCGGCGTCGCTGAGGCGAATCATCACGAAATCAGGGCGTAGTCTGCTCATCACTCGTCCTCGTTTCCGGCCGCATACGTGCCTGGGAACTGTGCGATGCCGGGGACTTCCACGGCGATCACATAAACAGTGCGTACCGGCGCGCCCGACCTGCCCTGCAAAGCTCCCGTGACGCCCATCAGCCGCACCGGCTCCGAGACGGAACCGTCGGGGAGCGCAAGCCGCGCGCCCGCCAATACTGGAAGCACCTGAGCAACCAGCGAGAGGGTGTCGGTGCGTTGCGCCTCCAGCGAGGTAAGATTCTCCGCCGCGCACCAAATGTCGATCTGATGGCTCGTGTCGTCATAGGTCAACGCCTGGTTGTCGCTGTTGCACGCATATTTGCTATTGGAGTAAAAGGTCCGCACAGACGGCGGATCGAAGACCAGCTCCCCGTTCTCGTCAGTATCCAGATCGCCGATCGACCCGACGTTGGCGGCAGGAAGCGCGCCGGCCAAAAGCACATGAAGCGCCGTTTCCGCATCGCCTGGAAGGAACATAGAGGCGGCCATTATTTGATCTCCAATCCGGAAGCCTTGGCAGCCTGGGCAGCGTAGATCTGCGCCTCCTGCTGGATGCGCGCGGGATCTTCAGGGCGGAAGACCAGGAAAGGCCTGGCCGGGATGTGGATGTGACGGGTGAATCCTTTGACGTTGACCGTCCCGATACCGCTTGAGGTCTTGCGGTGCACGGTCTGCTTGCGTCCAAGCTTGTTGGTGATCTGCTCGCGGCTGAAGGTGTCGCGGCCGCGCTGCCGGCGGACGTAGCTGTACGGTCTTACCGTCTGGCTTCCGTCAAAGCCCTCCTGGTGAACCCCGGCATAACTGAGCGCCGTACCAATCACCACCGAATTTCCCTGGACGGCGAAGGTGATCGAATTCAGAAGGAGGCCCTTGTCGATTAGAAGCTTGTGCCCGGCGGAGTACTTCCGCCAGCTGAGGGAGACCGGGCTCAATGCAGCCCAGGATCCGGAGGGAGATCCGCTCTCGCGAAAAGTCTGGCGCACGCTCTCAAGCTGGCCCATGCCGATGATGCGGAGCAGCTCTTCCTTGCGCTGCAGCGTCAGAGCGAACTGCGACAGCGAGACCGTCACATTCGAGGCGTCGGATTTGATGACGACTGCGGACATCAGATGAACCCCTCGATATGGCGATCGTTGAAGCGCAGGTGATGGTCGCGGTTGCTGACCTGCGGGCCGGCCGTGGAACTCTGGGAGACCTGCTGGGTTGCCGGCTGATCGAGCGAGGCCTTGCAGTTGGCAACGTCCTTCAGGAACTGAATGGCGTCCTCGTAGCCCTGGCGAACGATTTCAGTCGGCTGCAAACCGCCGCGGCGCCTACGGAAGAGCAGGTATAGCGCGATGTCGATGGTCTTCGCTGTCACCATGTCGCAGGGCTGCAGGGGTGTCACATATCGCGCCCGGCAATAGGAATCGACCGTCCCGCTGGCTTCCTCCAACACGGCGGAAACCACCGCCGCGTTGATGGTGGCCGAGCTGTCGTCGCAGGTGAGCTGGGTCAGCTCGGTCACTGTCAGGCGCAGCGGGCAAAGGTCGGATTGTTGAGCGTAGGCCATCGGTCACTTTCATCGTCAGTGCGTTTTATGAAGCGAGTCCGCTGCTTACTTGACGGGCTCGACGTGACCGATCGCAATCTGCTGGGCCGCGTCGGTTTCATCCAGCTCGATGGTCGAGCCAGGGCGGTAGATCTTGAACGGGGGCTGAGACTTGGCAACCTTCGCGCCGGCGGGGTGCTCCCCGAGGATGTTGCGCAACACGCGGTAGGGCTTGGTTTTCTGCGTCGGTGCAACCGTTGACGGCTTTGCTTTGAGCTGTGCGGCGGGTTCGGTCGGCGCGGCGGCTTCGGACGGTGCCGCGGGTTCGGATGGCGCGGCGGGTTTGGTCGGATTGGTCGAACCTGCGGTTCTGGTCTTCGGGTCATCCTTGGGCATTTTCTTCTCCTGGCGAAAGTCGGTGACTCTGTGAAAAGAGGCGCGCCATCCACCAGCGCGCCTCTCGATTCAGTTGCGGCGCTTAGCCTTCCAGGTCGCTGGCGATGGTGCCCATGCTGACCGGCGGATAGGTGCCGAGGCAGTTGAGGATCGGGATGCCGGTTTCGGGAGCGGTGGGGCGCAGATCGTAATACCAATCGACGCTCTGCCAGTACTTCTTCTCCGAGAGGTGCGGTTCGATCCACTCCTGCACGCCATAACCGTCAACGGTGCCGAAGGGCGCGGCGATGACATTGCCGTCTCCGGCCTGGCCGCCCGCCCAGACGAACGTCTTGGCGCAGGAAATGTCCTCCTGCGTGGGAACTGGCTGCGCGTAGCCGAGGAAGCAGTTATTGCCCCAGACCCACGACGGAACGTTCTGCTGGTTGAGGCTGATAGCGCTGCCCACGATCACCTTGACGCCGAAAAGCTGGCTGAGCATCTCGTTGGTGATGATGCCGCCGCCGTTGGTGAACTTGAAACGGTCGATGGTGTCGGGGTGGTTGCGCAGCACCAGGGCAACCGGGTCGGAGATGCACAGCACCATGTCGGCATCCTGGATGCCCGCCTGGCGCAGAACCGACTTGTACTGCTCGATGAGTACAACCGGATGCGATCCGGTGCCGGTTTCGGCCACGGCAGGATAGTTGTCGAACTGGTTGGCCGTCACCAGGCTGACGCCGTTCGGGTAATTGCTGGTGCTCATCAGCATGCTGACGATCCGGGTCTCGCGATCGAGATGGATCTGGTTGATCAGCTGATTGGTCAGCGACTTCTTGGTGCTGAAACCCAAGCCCAGGCCGTAGGCCTCAGACTCGAAGGGAACAAAGCTCTCCAGCGCGTGCGACTGGCACATGTACGGAGCGGTCGAGTAGCTGCGGCGCGTGGTGGTCGGACGGTCTCCGGGTGCGCGCAGCGTGGATCCGGGAACGCGGAAATCATCGCGATTCCAGACCACATACTGGAAGCTCTGGCGTGCGACGGGCACCTTGGGTGCGAAGTAGTCGCCGACCATCGCGTTGTTCTTGAACTCCTTGGCGAAGTTGGAGAGGGCAACGTTGATTGCACCCGCCGGCATCAGTCCTGTAAAACCGCCCATGGAAACATCCTCCTGCCGCGTCGCGGCCAATCCGTTTGCTGCTTAACCAGGCGAGGGTGGCTGAGCCACCCCCACCATGTCCGGGCTCCCGTTTAGGTAAGCGTGGCCGTACCGCCGAGCCCGCGAATGTTCCAAACAGTCGCCATCGCTTCCAGTTCGGCATAGTCGCCCTGGGCTGCAAACGTGAGAATGTGTTTGGAACCATTGATGCCGTTTGCCGCGGTGGTCACGGTGTGCGCATGCGCCGTTTCGGCAGTGATGAAAATGTTGGTGCCATCCTGCAATGCGGTGGGCTGGGCCAAGGTCATTGCAATCGCGGCCCCGGATCCGAGACCGGCCGCGCCGGATGCAACCGGGATTGCGCCGGCGGCAACGTAGTGCGTCACCGGGTCGCCCTGACTGTTCGAAGCAGGAGGAGTAACAGTGGCACAGATGAAGTCGCCTGCGTTGGGGTTGCCATCTTCAGCGATAGCCAGAATCGGCTGACCAGGACCAGCCGGGATTGCCTGCCCGAGGGCATTGTTCGTGAGCGGCTGGCCGGCCGTCACGGTGGCGCCAATCTGCAACACAGTCTGGCCGCGGGTGATGATCGCAACAGGGACAACCGGGACCGTCGCGTTGAGGGGCACCATCTGGTCTTCCTCGATCACACCGATGCAGCGTTGACCGGCGGCCGTGGGAAGTGCGCAGTGAAACTGGTCCGTGCCATACGTCACGAAAAGACCGCGAAGGAAGCCGACGAGGGCGGCTGCCAGCAGGCTCTCTTTTTCCTGCGGCCCCTTGGGATATTTGTTCTCGACATTGATGTTGGACATCGACTTGCCCCTCCTGAGGGCCGCTGTTCAAAGTGTGCCGGGCGAGTGTGGCAGCCCGGCATAACCACGACGCCAGACCGTCGCCGCCCATTCTGCAGGCGCGTGGGGTTCCTAAACCTGGCTGGCTACCGCTCCGCCCGGCCGGGTCCACTCGGGATGCTCGTTCGCGACCTGGTCAAGCGCTTCGCTGAAAGAGATGGACTTCTCCCTCTGAAGCGCCTTGGCCGCATCGGTAAGAGGATCGCCGGTCAGGCCCTTGGGCGCCCCGATCGCCGGTGTGCCGGTATGCAGCCGGCCGACGGGAACAATGGCCGGAATGCTCTCCATGAAGTTCACCAGCAGGTCCAACGGCGCGATCGCCTTCTTCTGGTCGCCCTCACCGAAGTCAACCGTGGTAGTCAGCTTGGCCAGCTCCGCGAACAGCTCCGGAACGCCGGACTTGTCGAATGCCGGGATCCACCTGCCGGTGTTCTTGAGCTTGGTCATTGCGGCCAGGGCACGCTGCCCCGTCTCGCCGAGAGCCAGAATGCGCTCGCGTTCCGCGAACTGCGCGGACTGCTGATCGAGCAGCGTCTTCTGCGCGGCGAGCTGTGCCTGCAGCGGACTCAAGGCGGCGGCGACGGCTTCGGCGGCGATCCGCTTGGCGTCGTCTTCGCTGAAGGTTTTGGGAGCGCTACTGCCGCCAAACAATCCGGCGAGGACCTCCCTGATCTGATCGGCCACGGTTTTTTCTGTTACTTGAACTCCCACTTGACTCTCCTCGCCGAAGTTCAACTCAATGAACTCCCGCCCCTTGTCGTCGAATTTGACATCCTGCAGCCCCTTGACGGCCGGCGGCTGCGCGCCCAGGTAGCCCACATGGCGAAGCCCGGTCACGTTGCCGTCTGCATCGGTATAGAAGGAAGCTGAACGCTTCTTGAATCGCCCCGCCTGGCGCAGTTCGTTGAACTGCGGATCCACTTGCTTCTCCTGCGCAACCAGAACGTCGCCGTTCATGGCCACACGATCGATCCACCCGAACGCCGGAAGATTGTCCGCCGGATGTCCGATGGTTACGGGGGCCTCGTGGAAAGCTGGGTTATAGTTGCGCACCACGCGGTCAAGATCCTCGCGCGAGATGCGGCCTTTTCCCTGAGAGCGATAATCGCCTGCCCTGAATATTTCAATCCAGGGACCAGGCGTGCTCCCGTTCAGCGTCGGTATGGTTGCGGTTGCCACTGAAGCTATATTCGATCTATCTATTCAAAACACCTGCATACGGAGGACAAGCGGTCCTCTATGGCGAGTTAGTCAACTCGGGCCGTGAGATGTGACAGCTCGCACGACCCATGTTTTTAGGCACTGCAGGCACCGTTTGCGCAATCGCGACGGTGCCTACGCAACCTGTTCCTGAGTCGCCGCTTTGGCTTCGTCGTATTGCTTGATTGCCCAGGCGATTGCATAGCAGCACCACACAAAACGGGGTGTGTACTCTTTCAGATCCCACTCCCATGCGTCGGTGAATTCTAACGTCTGCCCTTCGATTTCGTGAGAGAAGTCTCGAAGTGCCCGGTGAGCCTCTTCCTCGCCATCGCCCCCACAGCAAAGGACCTGCTCGTCGATTTCCGACCGGATTTCTTCCTGTTCTGTATCAGTCAGATCGCAATCCTTGATCCACTCATCGACGTACTCATTGACGCGTTTTTTGAAGCGATCCTCTGAGAACTCCATTGCCCCGCAAGTCCGGCCTCCGCAACGGTCAACAGCCTCCAGCTTCTCTGCCCAATAGTCTGTATTGATGAACAGCTTCGCTGGATCGTTGGAAGGGCGCGTCCTGAAAAACTCGAACATATCCTTGAGACGACTGAAAACGAAGCATCCCATGTCTCCGGAATAAGCCAAGTATCCCGGCCACGTCACGATATTGAAATGTTGATTCCACGAATGCTCACCCTTGCTCGCGAACCGCAGATGGCGATAGATTCCGTCGTCTTTCAAGACTTCCATCTCGTGATTCGACACATCCTTCAGAAAAACATCTTCCGTCATTTCCCTCATCAAGTCCCCTCTTTCATTTGGCACCGTAGCGCCTATTCAGCTAGAACACCTTCCCAAACCCCGCCTGGGGAACCTTCAACTGTGCCAACAGCGGCAGGCGGGAATAGCCTGGTTCGTTCGCGTCCTTGTCGGCATTAAGAGCTTCACTCTCCAGAATCGGAACCACAGAACACCGGCAGTTGAATCCGTTCGGCGGATAGATCTTCCTCCATACCGGATCCTGAGCCCGAGCCGTGAATCCGTCGAGAACCATGTGTTCCGGCCGCACTCGATCATCGCCCACCGTCCAGTACTGCCAGAACGGCAGTACGGCAGTGACCGACTCATCCGTCATTTGCTCATACCGGCCAAGGGAGTACGCCTTCTGCATTGCCGTGTTGAAAGCCGTGTCGAGCGTGAAGGCGTTCAGTTGCGCGATGCCGGCATCGTCCGTGATCTTGTTCACTGCCGCTTCGAAGTCAGCAGCAGTCTCGCCCTTCTGAGCTACTTCTGCCAATGCGGCCTGGATCTTCTGGATGAGGCGGAGATCGGCCGCGCCGGCCAGAGTGAAAGCGTCCTTCTTATACTGCGCAGTGAGGCCGTCGAAGATCTCCTTGGTGACCGGAGTCAAATCGCGGATGTATTCGGCAGCGTCGTCGCCGGGGAGATCGGTGGAGAAGCTGCCATAGAGATCATCGTCATCGAAGTTGACGTGGCGCGATCCGGCGGCGACAGGCAGCTTGCGCCCCGTCTTCTTGTGGGCAAGCTTCACCACTTGGACGCGGCCCAACAGATTGGCGGCCGCCAGGTGACGAGCGAGCATATTTCCGACGCGGGCCTGGATCTCGTGACTGCGCGTCGGCATCATGTGGAAGCGAAGCGCCATCAGGACACCTTGACGGGAACCGCGGCTCCGGTGATCTCCGCCGCCCGTTCCTTATAGGCTGTGCCGGCATCCGCCTTCAATTGTTCGAAGAGCTGGTCGAATTCCTTCAGTTCGGTCTCGGCCTGTTTTTCTGCCTCTGCGAATGCAGAATGCTTAACCCCCAGAAGCGAAGCGAGCAAGGTTGTTTCCTTATCTCCATCCAGATTCGCATCTCGAATATTTGCGATCAGGCGGTTGCGTTGCGCCTCGCTGAAACTGGGGGCAGAAGTATCGCGCAGAGCAACCGAGGGTGCGCTGATATCCGGCACCAGTATGTCGTCCGGGTTCTCTCCCGCTGCCAGCGGGGTGTCGTAGCGGTCCGACACGTAGCCGACGCTGAACTTCTTGCCCATGCGCTGGAGGCCAGTATCGATCGTCAAGCGGACCTCAAGATCCTCGGGTTCCTCCAGGTCAAAGTGCCAGGTGGGTATCGGAGCTTTCGGCCCGAAATTCCACATCACCAGAGGGCGCACCAATTGGCGGTTGATGACCGATTCCAACTGTCTGCAGAGTTCGATCGAGCGTTTGTCGAGCGTGTCGGCATGAGTGTCGCCCTGGGCTTTGGATCCGCCTCCGCCTTCGTTCCCGAAGCTGGTCAGGGTTTCACCCAGCACCCGGCGGGCGATCGAGTACTGCATCGCCTGGAAGAACTTCATGTACACGTCGGGGTTCTGCGCGCGGGCGACCTTGAGCAGCTCCTGGTCATACTTGAAGGACTGAGGAACCGCGATCGCAGTCCGCTCGACAATCGCCTGGGCTATATCCGCTGCCTGCTGCTTCTCAGCCTGGTTGTCCGGATCGTTGTAGTAAACGACGGCGGTGCCAGGTCCCTTTTCTGCGTACTGCACCCAAAGCCGCTGCATGTTGCGCTTGAACCAGCTAGGCCAAAAGACACTCTGCAGCAGAGGTCTTCCCATGCGGTTGCGGCCGCGCTTCCGGTGGGTGAAGACGATGAACTTCTCTTCCGGTACCGGGGTTCCCTCGGATGCCCAGGGCTGGGCCAGGTACTGCAGCGGGCCGACCTGTGGGTAGTAGCGGTTTCCAAAAAGGAACAACTCCTGGGGGCAATCGGCGATGTCAACCAGGGACGCCTGGCCGGCACTCACATCGAACACCATCTCCTGCACGCTGAAGCCGTAGCCAGGCGCGTCGAGCATGCAATCGAGCACCGCGTGAAAGTCCAGACCAGCAAGCTGCTTTTCGATAAAGGTCTGGGTTTCGAGCGCCGCAGGCGAATCGTCGTACGCGTCCACGCTGCGATCGCGCTCCATCACGCTCAGGCGGAGCGTATCCAGGCAGTTCGCCACATCCTCATCTTTGGCCTCCAGTTCGCGGTAATAGGCCATCATCTCCGGCTGGTTGAAGGTCATCGCCTGCCAGATCGCCGAGGGATTGCGCGTGCCGCCAAAGGCCATAGAGTTCCGGTAGAGCGACATCTGCGTCAGATAGAGCGCCTGATCAGTGACGATCTGGCCCTTCTGCGGCGCCGGGGGAACAGCTTGAACGGGAGCTTCGTCTGCCATCAGAGATACCCTCTTGTCTGCGATGCTGTGGTTTCGGTCGGGGGCACCTGCAAGCCGAGCCCGCAGATTCCTGTGTCGGCGGCCAGGTCAGCCAGAGCTTTTGCCCAGAATGCATCGGCGTGGGCGAAAAGCTTCTTCTTCACTCCACCGGCGACGGCCGTATCCACTTCGATCCGGGGAGCGTCGAAGGTGACGCCCGAGGCTGTAGCCTGGCGCTTGATGGCCTGCAACTCGGCGCGGATCTGCGGGTCATAAGGGATCCGGCTGCGATGTTGCTCCATCCTTTTCTTGATCCGGATGGCTAGGTCTGTCTTCATCCGGACGCCATTGTCGTTCGATCCCGAAAAGCTGACGCCCATCAGCCGGCCTTCGTTCTCCAGGTTCAGCAGGTCATATAAGCCGACGCCCATGCCGGTCGAATCGATGGCCGACCTGGTTGTCATCCTGACAAGTGGGTTCAGGCGCTTCGCCTGGTCGGGGAAGCTCATCGCGTGCAGCTTGATGATGGCGCGGGTCCAGGCTACGTCGCCGATCTGCTCATCCAGCCAGGCGCAAGTGGCGTCGTGAACCCGGCCGACATCGATCCCCATGTTCAGCCGGCCGCGCGGGTGAAAGTCCGGAGGCAGGTCGATGGTTGCGCCGGCATCTTCGCAAGCCGTAATCAGATCCAGAGCCAGCCAGGCCCCGGTGGACTTGAGGAAGACACAGCAGAACTCCTGATTCCAGGTATCCTCGTCGTTCAGGCCGAGGCGCATCCCCTCAATATCGATTGGGCAGCCCTCGGCTACCGCCCGGTAGACATCCACCCAATGGCCGCTCCAACCATTCCGCTTGACGGGCAATTGCGCCGGCGCGACTCCCATCTCAAGCCCGAGGTCGCGGGCGATATCGAAGAACTTGCCCTGTTCTCCGTTGGGCGTGGAGAGCACTTCCAGGGAGTTTCCCAGCGCCACCTGGCGAAAGACAGCCGCAAAGATCGCATAGCTGTCTTCGTGGTGGGCGAATTCGTCGAGAACCGCGTCGCCCGGATAACCGCGGGCCGTGCGCGGGTTGGCCGGCAGAGCAATGATGCGGCTGCCGTTCGGAAAGGTGATCTTGCTCTGAATGGCCTCGATCCGGCCAATCGCGTCCACGAAATCCTCGTTGGCGATCATCTGCGCAGTGCCGCCCATAAGCTGGCAGAGCTTGGCGCAGGTCTCGACGAACTCGACAGATTGAGCCTTGGAGGCCGACAAGACAGTCGTCGTCCGCCCTGGGATCCGCATCGAGATCTCGACCCGGCGATAGGCGGTGGCGAACGAGTACCCGATACGGGCCGACTTCACGGCGCATTTGAAGCGCGTGTCATCATCAATCCAGCGCTGCTGGTACGGCCGCATTTGCAGCACTGCAGGCAGCTTGATCTGGTGGTCCAGAACCTCAATCATGGGCGATCACCAGAGGGGGCAACCCAAAGGTGCGCTCGCGCAACAGGTTGATATCGTCCAGCGAGAACTGGCCGGTGCCCTTCTTGGCGGCCTCTTTGGTTGCATTGTCCACGTTCTCGCGAGCTGTCCTTTCGCGCTCTTCAAGCAACGTGATCCGCCGCTGGTCCACCTCGACGCGCTTGGCTTGCAGCTCCACCCGCTGCATGCGGCTCATGGCCAGGGTCAGGTCCTTCAGTCCATCGGCGAACCCGGTCTTGTCGTCTTTCCCGTGGGTCTGAATCAGATTGAAGACCTGGTCGCGGAGGGCATTGATCACGGCATTGTTGGCGCCGTCGAGATCGTTGCCGGCGAAGGCGGAGGCGAATTCGCGCGCCTGGGCGCTTTCGACCAGCACCCGCTTCCGCGCCTGGCTGACCCGCAGATCGAACCAGCGGTGCAGGCTGGACTTCGGAAGCCGCATCAAAGGGAACTGCTCCAGCACCCTCAGGTCCAGCTTTTCCCAGTCCACAAAGCCGCCCCCATCGTCCGCCCACTGGGCGCTGTATGGTCGGGAGGACTGCTCCTCGATCTCCACCCAGGTGCGGCCCCAGTCATACAGCTTCTCGATCGCCGCGCGCACGCTCTGCGGCAGAAGGTCGATCTTGAGCGGCTGGTGTGCCTTGCGCTCTTCTCCGGTTTTAGGTCTGGGCTTGGTCATGGTCTAGTCAAGCAAAACGTCGTCGTTGCTCTTGCGCCGTCCTACCAGGCCGAGGCCTTTGGCGGTCAGAGCGATCTCAGTGATCACTTTTCGGCCGGTCATCTCATCGGTCCGTTGATGGAAGTCGAGGTATTCCAGGATCTGCAGATCCTGCAGCAACGTCAGGACCTGGTCGCGCCCCACGCTCTGGCCCAGCTCCTGCATCATGGCGAAAACCTCAAAGTCGTCCATGCGCGAGAGCTGCGCCTCGTGCCCTTGGCGTACCAACTTCAAGATGATGCCGCGCCGCCGCCTCACCAACACAAGTTCACGCTCTCCGCTCATCGCCTACTCTCCCCTCGTCATGGCGCTCGCTCGCAATGCCGCTCAGGCGCGCATGTATGCCCTGGACTGAAACGGCCACCTTATCCATCACCGCATCCTGCTTGTCGAGCCGCTCGCAGATTGAGCCCAGTTCCCGGCCCGCGTAGATTGCCAGCCGTCTCACCTCTTCCGCCTGCCTGCCGCCCTGGTCGGCCAACTTGGTAAAGGCGTCGGCCTGACGCTCGCCGGCCTGCGCCTGCCGCTGCACGCCATCCACGACCGAGCTAAATGTGGTCTGGATCGTGTCGTTCATCCGCGACATGAAACGGCCCAGAAACATCAACAGCAACAACGCAAGGAACGGCCATGGCCCCCATTGCGCCAAAAGCGTGAACCCAGCCTGGGGCTGCCGTTGCAACAGCTCGAAGGCGGCCAGAATCACCGCGGCGCCCCCGGCCGAGGAAAGCGCAACCTTGATATGCGACACCCAACCGTTCCGAAAGCCGAGGGCCACCTGCGCGTGCGGAATCTCAGAACCCAATCCCAATGTCGTCACCGGACCTGGACCCCCTTGAGGGCGTCGGGAACGTCCCCTAAGGTATCCATCCCCGTTTTTTGCGCAATGGAGGCAGCCGTGACTTCGTGAATCATCGCGGCGACGGCAGGTGAGGTCTGATTGATGGTGGTCGCGACATGCGGCGCGAGCGCCCCAAAGAGCTGCGCGACCTCAGCGGCCGTCGATGCGGATATATGAAGGCTCGCGCCGGCGGAGGAAAGCAGAGCGGGAGCCGCCGCATATCCAATACTGGTGGCCGCCTGCTCCGCGTCCTGCACAGCCTGTGCCGATTTTCCGGAGCGCAGATCCGTGCTGACCTGGGCGACACCCTGCAGCGCTGTCAGCAGCTCCGCCTGGTGCCGGTTCGTCTTTGCAGCCAGACCGCAGATCGACAAGCCAATTCCGAGCACGGTCAGAGCATCCACCGGCTCCAGCTTTCCATAGCAGACGCCGGCCACCGCCGCCGCCATCACCACCCCGCCGCCGAAGATGGTTTTCTTACCCTGCCACCAGGTCACCACTGCCGCCCAAAACTTCGCCATTTTCTTCCTCCAGCCTCAAAATTTCTCTGGCGGGTCAGACCGGCCCCGAAAAAAGTCGGTTCCCGGCATTTAAACCCCGCGTCGTACCCGTTCACTTGAAAAATCGGTACTACCCTGGCTTACTCAGGCCGCCGACGCCTTAAAACGCCAATTTGGCGGTTTTCGCCTTCTGGCTAAAAATCGGTTCATTCCGGAGGCGCATCGGCGGCCGCCGGCGTCGCCTGTTTCGTCGCCCCGACATCCACCGCCTGGGCGACCGTCAGGTTGTTCGAGCGCCCCCACATTTCCGTGAATTGTTTCGAGAAGGCTCCCAGCGCCGCCAGATCGCTACTGAAGATAGCGGAGTTGTCTTGCCGGGATTCACCCTGCTCGCTGAAGTTGGCCGACCCGTCGCGCAGCATCCTGCTGTCAACTTCATAGCTCTTCAGGTGCATCAACACCTTCGAGTACTTCACCCGGATCTCGACGCCAGGCAGCCCTATCAGGTCATGCAGCGGAATCCGCGCACATGTGACGTCGCTGCGGCATTCGGCCTGCAGCTCGCCGCGATCGAGGTAGATGCGGATCTTTACCCCGGCCTGAGCCCGGCTCACCAGCGACTGCACGATAGCGGCGTCGGTCAGTGAGAAGGCGGCCAGGTCGATCGTCCTGGTCGCGGAATCGAGCATCATCGTGTCAGCCTTTTCCAGGTTGACGCCAGGCGAGTAATAGGTGAGGGGGAAGCCAGCCTGCGCGTAAGCCTCCTGAACGCATCCGGAGGCGTTGAAGCAAAGGATCAACAACATCCAAATCAAACCGCTCATGCGAATTCTCATAGGTCTACCGACTCCACCAGCGCCTGAATTTTGGCGATCACCAGGCCCTCTGGAACAAAAAAAGGTTTGGAGGTGCATTGAATCGACAAGGTTTGGTCCGGCTCGCTATAGGTCCATTGAGCCGAATAGCCAAAGCCCGAAGCTGTGCCCGTATCCCCGCAAATGCTGGTGGCGTCGGCCTGCGCATGGATGCGCGCCCGCACCGCGAGGTACTTGCGCCGCGTGATCTTGCTGAACGAGATCGGCTTCATGGCTGCCATCTATGTGCTCCCACATCTGCAACGGCATCCGGCCCACTCTGGTTGAAGCTGGGCCGGATGCCGGTGGGTTGGTTGAGTTCCCCAGGTAAGCGCCATTGCGGTTTGCTGTGCGGCGAAATATGGCAATCCGGGGTGGTACGCTCTGCGGCCAAAGGAGCGGCCTAGTTGATCCTGGTCACCGCATCGGCCTGGGGCCCCTTGGCGCCCATCACAATGCCGAACTCGACGGCATCGCCCTCGTTGAGAGATTTGTACCCGGCCTCGTCAATCGCCGAGTAGTGAACGAAAACATCCGGCCCATCTTCGCGCCCAATAAATCCGTAACCCTTGACGCTGTTGAACCACTTCACCGTGCCCTTGAGTCTCTTGTCCACGTCCTCTTGCCTTTCTGTCGTCGGCAT